TCGATTACATATATGTAAGAAGTGTGTTAATGCTTCAAATGAATAAACATAATTCATATAATGGTTATCGCATAAAATAGTATCGGGAAAGAAAAAAACATCGCGCAACTCTTTTATAAATGCAGGTGGAACAGGATGAACTCCAAATAACTCTTCTAACACTTCACGAAACGCAGTTTCAAAGGGACCTGCATCTTCTGAATTTCGTTTTCCACCTAATCCAGATAAATGCGCTTTATAGGGATGATACCCTGCTAACGCAATGCGTCCATTTGTAAATAATACACCAGCAGCACTATACTCCATTGTTAGATTACTTGGAAGTATATATGGTCAAGTTGTTTATGTGAAATCATATATTGAACGCGACCGAACCCTGGTCGAACTAATGTCATGGAGATTGTATATTCATAGATATCCAAGGGTGTGGTCTTAATTAATTCACCAATGAATGCATTATCAAACTTAGATAAAAGGAGTATCTTACCTGGTGTAGTTGTAATATAATTTGGATCTAAATTTAGAAATTCATTTAAATAACGGCGAGCATCATATTGATCCATTATCATATTATTTGTAATATAATGTATAATACAAATAATATATATATACTCATTTTTTATGAAGAACTCCAGATGGAACGATTCCAAGGATCGATAGTGGTGGTATCGAGTTGTTCACGGAACTTTTGCACTTTCTGTTCAAATTCAATTTCTTCAGTGGAAGGAGGAAGTTCAATCACATTATGTGTCATTGAATCTGTAGCAGATTTCTCAGGTTTCATTCCATAACAAGTGACTCCAAAGCGTAAATCGGGATTATCAAAGTATCCTCCGTTGATTCCTGGTTTTCCACAGACATCACGCTGTTCAGCAGATCCTTTTTGTAGTGAATCATAGGTAGCTTGTTGGGTGGGAAAGACTGCATTTTGTCCTTTAATCCATCCATAACTACACCAATCCGCTCCTTTCTTGTAAGCATCATTTACTTGCGATTCCGTCGCTAAATCCGCTCCAAAGGCACGGCATACAGCAGCTGCATCGGAATAGCTATAGATGTTTTTGCTAATATGAAAGACTTCTTCACGTTTTGGAATATGGGCACCAACTTGGGTTAATGGATCTGCTTCAATAGCACCAGGGAGACCGGATGGGCGATCTTGAGGGGAAGGATCTTTCAAGGATGATTCAGGAAGAGCAGGAGGAGCAGGAGGATCGGGATATATCATGTGCTTCAAACTATAAAATGTGTTTTGCAAGAATGATTTTAACGGTTGAAAAAAATAAGTAATTAATCCAAGCACTACAAACATAGAAATAATAAGGATATAATAAAAAGAATTGGTTCGTTGCTCTGGAGCAAGAGTATTTCGTACATTTGCAACTGTTATATTCGCTGCATTTTTCATGTTTGCAACAGTTACATTTGCTGCATTTTTCATGTTTGTAACGGTTGCATTCGCTGCATTTTTAATATTTGTTGCAACAGAATTCATTCTCCTGTCATATACAATGTTTTTATGCTGGAGCGGCAGGATCTGATACAGCAGGTGATGCTGCTGCAGAAGCAAGAATATCCTCTGCACGAGCTATATATTCAGGATATCTTGTTGCATGGAAGGAATCGTAGGAAGGATTGGATGTTGCAAAGATAATATAGGAATTATCTGTTACAATTGATTCTTTTGGAATGTCTCGGACAGACGAATCATTGTATTCCACCCATTGGCTTCCTTGACGGGCACGCATGAAATAATGTCCCCCTGCAAGTCGACCATGATGTTCAATCACAGCATATGTTTTATATACTGCTTTTGGTGTTTTAAAGGTATTGGGAAAGGGATAAAATCGTTCTAAATCTAAGTGATCAAGATCCCAAAGAATTCCTCCACTCACTTTTCCACCTGAATTTGTAAATCGCTTCAATACAATAATAATATTTGTTGGAAGGCGAGTCAAGCGATGTGTCTTTTTACAAGTACTTCGTACATTGCATGATTCACATTTCCAATCATCAATAATCTCTTCACTGTAAGTATGCTGAATACATTCTAATAGAGTGGGTGCACGAGAGCCGTGCACGGCAGATCCAGGAATGGCAACTTCCATCTTTGTCCACGCTTCGTAATTTTCAGAACTTATTTTGTTGCAATTCATGCAAATGGTAATATTTTGAGTTTGACCAAAGAAAGAATCAACTAGGAAGGAATGTCCTGATGTATATTTATCTTTCCAAGCTTCTAAGGCACGTGTTTGTTGCCCTAAAATACCAGAATCGCCTGTTCCAGGTGTAATTTCCATAATAACAGGTGCGGCACAATAGGTATGAATCTGATCTAATAGATAATCTAGAAATTCAGATGCATCCATTTGTTCTCCAAATCGATACTCTAATCCTCCTTCCATCTTAACAAGATATTCGAAGGTACGAACAAAGGATCGTGGATCTACCGTCCCAGGAAGAGTCGGAAATGGAATCGGAGGTTTGGCAACTAATATCTTTGTAATTAAATCATAGAATGCTTTATTAATTGCTTCACCCTTTTTATTGTAATGTCGAAAGGGATTCCAAAAGAATGTTACTATTTCAGGGGTATGACGTAATCCTTGAAAGATCACATTCATGAAACATGTATTTCCAACATTCAGAAATCCAACTTTGTGTGACATTGTAATTATTATATAATGGTAGAATATCTTTAGAACATCAATTTTTAACGATGATAGAAATAAGTTCTAAACAATATCGCATAGAGTATAGACAATGGATCCCTATCAACGTGTGTATCGAGTTGGATTGTTAGATGATCTCCATAATTTTTTTCCAGATCTTCTTTATGATAATAGATCCATTTCCTCGGAATTTCAATATATCCGAGATCGAACACGCCGATTATTTCCAAGCCAATATGCACACGCACACTTAGAATATCGAGTTGGTAGCGAGATGTTTACAAATCTTTTACTTATGATACAACCAATTTCCATTCCAAATAGATGGCAAACTCTTCTCGCCTATGTAGATGATATCAGCGATATTGAAAATATCGAAGATATTAGAATGGAACCTGTAGTGATTCGACCAACTCAAGAACAAATTGATACTGCTAGCTCCATTACATCCCATGCGGATGTCGAGACATCCCATATTTGCACGATTTGTCAAGACCATGGATCTGCAGAAGAAACACCTGACTGGAGAGAACTTGATGCATGTGGACATTTATATCATAAAAAATGTATCGACCGATGGTTTGAAACAAGTGTTCACTGCCCCATCTGTCGTGTAGATATAAGAGATTAAACCATTTTTTCTTTTTCACTGACTGGAAGATAGGGAGAATGTGCTCCTCCGCCTTCTTTGCGATAGTGTAGTTCAGACATATCATATTGTTTTGTATGTTTATAATAATCTTGATGTGATGAAACAAGGGTTGGAGGTGCTGAGAAGTAATTATAAAAGGTTACAACCACATAATCAATTCCAGAACGAGCGGCTGGTTGTTTCTTCTCTCCTGACACTTTCACACGAAAGGAGTAAGAGGTGAGAGAAAAGAGAAAGAGTATAATTCCAGCGCAAACAAGTAATATTCCTATTTCTAGAAAGGATAGCATGGTATATTAAAAATAGACTATACTATTCTAAGGGGCATCAATTTTAAGCAATTATTTTAAGAATGATAGCATGGACTTCTGCCCTTTTCGCTCCATGGCTTCAGGGGTTCGAGAGGCATCCAGCAGCAATTTTTCAAAGAGAAGAGATTCTGCCAATGCTTCTCGCGCTGCAACAGGATCTTTTGCTCGCGCGGTCGCTGCCAACGCAGTTTTTGTTACGCCTGGCAACTTCTCCACTTCCAACCCAAAGACTTGTGCAATCGGTTTGGCAATTTGATTTGTAATATAATGAGCATAATCAATCTTTAATTTCTTTTCGCATATGTAAGAGGGAGTTTCAATGCGATCTCCCTGTAATTTGGAGGGAGCCTCTCCTGGAGGCGGCATAATGTAGACAAAGGGAATTCGTTCTGTTGTAGAGGGAGCATTTCCTGGATCTCGTTCTGCAATGCGATTGGCTAATATTTTTTGTGCCGGCATTGACTTGTATTCCGCTTTTAAGGATTTTGTAATTGTCAGTTTGCTCATAGGAATTTTTTCTTGTAAAAGGGAGCGAGCCGTCTCTTGTACAAAGGCAAAGGCAGATTTGACTCCTTCGGTAGAGTCAGTCAAGCTAGGATCTAAGATACGATCAATGACACCGCCATAGACATATTTTACAATGGGTGCATTATCGCGACGCTTCATAACAATTCCCATAGCTTTACGATGGAAATCATCCAAATCTCCTTCACTCATATCGCCGACATAGCGCTTTTTACTCAGGAGACAGAAGGTACGAAACATTTTATCAAATTCAAAATCGTGGGGAGCCTTCAAACATCCGCTTACTAAGTGTCCTGCTTCTTCTGTAATTGCTTTGGCAGCCACTAAGGCTTCCATACCGTGCAACCGTTCGCCGGTCACAGGATTTTTTGGATTAAACTTCATAAAGACAGAATCAGTATTGTGGACAATGAGTCCTTCAGGACCGGCTTGAAAGTGATGATTGTCGGTCGTCAAATCGTAGACAATTGGATCTTCAAAGGGTTCGACTAAGACAAGTCCTCTTACAGTATCTCCATCCTTGTATTTGGTGGAAAGTAATTTCATACCTTCTTTTAAATCACCAGGACGTATCATATGACCATCTGATGTAAGAAGTGAATGATCTTGTGTCACTTCAATATGCCCATCTTGGGTATAGACCCGATAGAGCGCTTTGGAGGTGCGATGGCGAATAATTCGATGGATGCGTGTCCAGCCCGTTTCGGTCCAGCTTTCACAGTCCGCTAATTCATAGCATTCTTTGTCACCATAACTAACCCAAGATCCATCGGGTTCTAGATCTTCTAAATCACGAATGGGTATCACTTCTGTATCTTCACCGCCGCAGCGAACAAACACTTCTGTTTCACCAGTGACGGAATCACCATAGACATATTCTGCACAGCAGCGAGGATCTTTCCCAGCTGTTTTACAGCCGACGGCAGTTGTATCAACTCCATAGACGGTCTCAATACATTCTTTGGCAAATAATAATTGTTTTCGCCCGTAGGCAGTGGTGGATGCCGCTAAGACTTGGCGACGAATTTTAAAGGTAGCAGAGCCAAGCTGTCCGTATAAGGAATTGGCAGTCAGTTTATAGGCTAGCTGCTTGGCATCTAAGAGCGCTTTTTTGAATTCATCTGATTCTTTTTCAGCTTCTTTTCGAGCGGCTTTACGAGAGGATAATAACATTTTGAGAATCTTGGGAATGGTTCCTTCGTTGCCGACTGTATCACGCCCTTTGACAGGGACTTGAATGTAGCGGGCAGTGCGGGTTCCCAATTTCACCTTGGGAGGATGTTTTAACGAACTTGCCGGATCTGGCACCAATAAATCAAATTCAATATTGACGTAGGAAGCACCTGGCAAGTTATCAAAGGCATCGCTGCCTTCCACAATCTTAACAAGAGCTCCCTTCAAATTATATTCTTTCACCCATATGAGGGTATCATGACTAATATTTTCACTAATAATGGTGGATGGGTACAGAGAGGCAAAATCTAATACGGTGACAGGATCATCAATGTAGATTCCTGTTTTTGGATCCAATACAATGGCACCTTCGTAGGAGGGATCTTCGGAATCATCAGAACCACGAGAAGCACTTGGTAGAACGCAAATTAGTTTATCTTCTTTACGGGCTTCCTTGAAGATCAAGGATTCTATTTTAATGCCTTGCCCGCGGGTAAAGATATATCCTACAGGAACGGAGCAGACATTTGCCATTGCAATCGCGTTGTTGAGTACATCTAATTTTTGAAAGAGTTCCATGACTAGATCACAATCTTGCAAGCAATATTTTGCAATCATAGCACGATCTTTCTCGGTCCCGCGATGGGAGGCAAAGATCTGTTGCGGACTAATATCATCTTTCACTTGCGCCCATCGAACAGGCGCAGCGCCATGTTCCTCAAGCGTTGCTCTTCCTCCTTCAATCTTCACTACCAAGGATTTTGGCTCGACACCGACTACCATACAGCGATCCACGACGCGATCATTCTCCTCATCTAATAAGGTAATAAAGCGACCAATCACCGTGCCTTTGGTAGACTTGGTGGGAAAGCGGAATTCATCTTTTGTTTCTTCTTTTAAGGCTCCTAAGACGGCTCCACTCACAAAGGTCGCAGAAACATTATCAAGAGTATAGGAATCAAGAGGATAATTCTTTCGGATATAATGTAGGAGGTCTATTTGCAGTCGACCAGTGTGTTTTAACACATACATGGTATTATCTCCCATGGCAGCTGAAGAAAGTTCTTTCTTTTCTAAAGCTGGTTTGGTCGAACTAAGACGACTCCAAGACGCCAAACAGGATTCAATCTTTAATTCTTGTGCACGGTCCCAAACAAATCGTTCATCAAAGCCGAAGACGTTATAGCCGATTAAGACATCAGGATCGGTTGTTTCCATCCATTTACTCCAAGAGCGGATCAAGGCAGCTTCACTATGAAAGACATAGACCTCAATGGGAACTTCAAGACCAGGTGGTTTCACTGCTTCACGATCACAACTTCCAAGTACCCAAATATGTTTCTTTACAGCAACTCCTTGGCGAGATACTACAACTCCAATTTGAATAATAGGATCTCCTGCCATTTTGGGTAATCGTGATGTTAACACTGCTTCTAAAGAATCAAGAGCAGCTTCTGTATCCGAAGATCGTAATGCAATTGTAATCTCTCGTTTCTTCTCGTGTAAGAGTGCATCAACTCCCTCTTTGGTCGTGGGAAGGGATGCCTTGGGATCAAGAAGATGAAAGGAGCTAAGAGAGGTTTTGCCTGCAATGGCTTCACAAACACCTTCATAGGTATCAATCTCAGATTCAATTAATTCACGAGCGGGTTTTCGCCATGTTTTTTGGGGAAGAGGAAAGTCACCGTGAGCGCTGTCACACTCTATATCCCACGCTGCAATCAGTAAGGGAGCGTGAAGAGATGCAGTGGAAGGACTTACGTCCTTCCAGTCACAGGTCACAAAGAGAGAGGTGCGCGCTTCGCTGCTTTCGGCAGGTTCAAACTCTTTGAGACTCATCCATCCCGCAGGGGAAAGGTCTCGCTCATGAAAGAATCGTAAGAGAGGATCTAGATTGGCTTCATAGACTTTGAAATATACTTTCGGTCCGACGATTGAAACAGCAGTGGGACCCAAGGCTTTATAAGTGGAAATTTCTTTAGAATTGGAATCTTTATCAAATAATTTATCTTTGCATCGTCGCCATAATCCTAAGGAAGGAACCTCAATCCGAATAAAATCGGACAGAGCTTCTTTATTGTAATCCCAGAGTGTCTTATGACGTTCATGAATAAATTTTACGCTGGAAGCGGCGGATGGATGAATAACATCTAACATCCATACTGAGAAGGCTCGTATGGATGCAGTAATGGGGATTCCTTTGGGAAGTTCCACAAGAAAAGCAGGTCGATATCCATTTACTTGAACACATACAGACTCACCTTTCACAGTAGAACCAAAGAGGAGAATCTGATATTCACGTCTTGCATCGGATTCATTTGGTCCATATTTTTCATATTTTGGTTTTTCTTCTGTATCTTCCTCCCAGAATCCTGTTTCAGATGCATCTTCTTTTTCATAAAAGATATCACGTCCAATGGAATCAATACATTCAAAATTCATGGTATTGAAACAATCGTTCTAATTATTAGATTGCTTCATTTTTTAAGATATCCTCCAATTGAGCGAAGGTCGTCGATGAGATTTCCACCTTTTAGAAAGGATCGAATTTTCCTTCGACGTCTTCCTCCTTGTTGAAGCAATTCTTTCTCAGTATCCATAATATCTTTGGAGGTTATAATCCCAGGAAAGCCTATATTTGTAGTTCCTTTATTTTTTGCATTTTTAATTCCATTTTTTACAGCTTTTGCTGCTTTTACAGCATTTGCTTTTTTTACGTTATTTTTCTTCTCTTCCTCTTCTTCCTGTTCTTTCTCTTCTTCCTCTTCTTTCTCTTCTACTTCCTCTTCTACTTCCTCTTCTTCTTTCTCTTCCTCTTCTTCTTCTTTTTTTGCATTTTTGAGAGCATTCCAATTATGTTTCAGTTTATTTGACATAGTCTTTCCAAATAGTTTATTTGCACTAACAGGTTTAATCATTAAATTCTTCATCATTTCATTCTTATCACGCATATTGGGAACTGCATTGGTAGCTTCCCCAGATTCATCTTTATATTGTTCCACGGTTCCATCGGGTAAGACTTTGATCACAGAAGGATATCCATTGATTTTGGCATTGGCAATATTGGGAATCTTTTCTTGCATATCAAAATGCACTTTTGCCATATTAGCATTTCGTCCCGGTAGATTTGCAAATTCATCCCAGATGGGAAGATAGTCATGGCAATGAGGGCACCAATCTGCGTAGATTAATACAAGGGTAAAGGGCGCTTGCGTTGCAAGATTATTAAACTTGGCAATCTGATTTTCGGAGCGAATATCTAAGGTTCGTTTTTGTTTTCGAGTCTGACGAGCCATCCTTATTGTGGGGAGTGAAAAAAAGAGATAAGAAGAACAGAGGGATGGACCCAGCTACAATAGGATATATCACCTACGGGGCACTCGGAGGGATTACAATATTTCTATTATCTTTTGTAGCATCTGTACGAAAAATTGCAAAAGAGAACTATGTTCTTCTTTTATTGGCAGCTTTACTACTGTTATGTGTTCCTGTGTTTGGATTGATTCTTATGACAGGAACCACATCAGTAGAAAGTTTTACATCAGAACAAGCTCCCGGTTGTTTTACAGATGCAAAACGAGGATCCGATGGAAAGATTCATGTCCAACCGGGAGATCAAACCTTTGAAAACCTATCGGAATACACCAGTGCATTAGCCGATCAATATTCCCTTGGAAAGTTATGCATTCCTCCCCAAGTAAAACAATTCAGATCACCAGTGGAAGGAGTGTTGGGAGGGCTAGGGGTGAATGCGATTGGTCCCAATGGAGTCAACCAACAAAATGCCACTCGTGTGGTCACGGAATCCGATGTAGATCGTCCTTGGGATCAAACACCCATCAATAGTGTCGAAGACTATGATCGTACCCAAGTCTATGAAAATGAACGAGACTCTCGTCATGGGGCTATGTCCACTGCCGTCATCAACGATTTGACTAACAAGTATAAAATGGATTGGGCACAATTACCGTTTAATTCCGAAGCCAAAGCGGCACAAGAAGATGCCTTTGTGGCAGGACGGTTGGATAATGTCTATCGCGAACCAAAATCAGGAACATTTTTCAAAAATATGATGGGAGATGGTCTCTTTCCCCCCAATACAGATGAACGGGAACAGAATGAACGACGCATGTTAAACTCTTATAAAGCTCCTCAAGTGGCAAAGAATGAAGAAGAGGAGGAAACAAGTATGATTGGACGATTAGTGAAGAAACTGTTTGCATCTGACAAGGAGTATGAACCAGTGGTAGAAAAATCAGGAGACAATAAGTGGGATATTACAGAATTACGCCCAAAAGCACGAAAAGAACAGTGGGCGGATGCGGATAACGGTACTTCGATTGATTCTGCTGTTCGCGCAGGATGGATTCCTCCCAACCCATCCATACAGATCTTTGATCAGGGTACCAATGATCCTTACTTTGCAAAGCAGGGTGTGGCGGATCAAGATAATAAATCTTTTTGGTCATATTCACAATTTAATCGCTGGATGCCTTCCGTTGAAAGACAGTTTGCACCGTCTCTGCCTCAAAGAGATTGGTTATGAATAAAATTGAAGTAAAAAATTAATATATAATAATATATGACAACTGTTGAATGGCTACACCAGATCATAGTATATCGCTTTCAAACGCGACGGGCTCTACAAACTCTACGGGCTCTGCGAGTATGTCTGACATTCTCGCAGTTCTTCAAGGGCTCAGTTCCAGTGAT